GAGATGGTCAAACTCCTGAAAACGGACAAGATGTACGGCGAAAACCCGCACATCATCCGTATGCTAAATCGCGTCGGGGAAACACTGGCTGAAGACAAGGCTGAGAGAGGCGGACAAGCCGCACCTCCTGCCAAGGACGCAGCTGAAATCATGTATCCAAAAGAAAGCAAAGGATAAATTACTATGGCTACTCTCGGAGCAACATATGTCGATCTAATCGACATTGTTAAGCAGCAAGACCCTAACGGGGACACTGCTACAATCATCGAACTGTTGAAACAACAGAATCCCATCCTGGATGACGCAGTTGCGATGGAATGCAACATGGGCGGGGTGCATCGACACGTCACCCGTACCGGCCTTCCTTCGGTGGGTTGGGGTGCTCTCTATGAGGGCGTCGCGCAGTCCAAATCTATCACGCAGCAGGTTGACGACACGACCGGCTTCCTGGAAGCATTGAGCACGATTGATAAACGTGTACTGGACCTCGCCAAGAACGAAGGCGCTGTCCGCCTTAATGAAGCGATGAGCTTTATCGAAGCGATGAATCAGGAAATGGGTACTGGTATCTTCTACCACGACACAGCTACCACCCCTGAGAAGTTCAAAGGACTTGCTCCTCGTTATGGAGTCTTGGCTGGTTCTGGTGCTGGCAACCAGGTCATCGATGCNGGNGGNACTGGNTCNGANAANACGTCTNTCTGGTTTNTGACGTGGGGCGANCGCTTCACCCACCTGCTTTANCCTGAAGGCACAAAAGCCGGTCTTCAACGTGAAGATAAAGGCGAGCAACGTGTGCTGGATGGGTCCGGCAACCCGTACTACGTAAAAGAAGAAATGTTCAGGTGGCACATCGGCTGCGCTGTCAAGGATTGGCGTTNCAATGCTCGTATCGCGAACATTGACGTGTCCGATCTGCAAGCCGGTTCTGTCGCTCTGTACGATTTCATGCGCAAGGCTTACTACAAGCTCCAATCGCGTATTAGTCGTGGTGAAGCAGCAGTTGGCCGTCAAGCCATCTACTGCAACCGGGACGTTCTTGAAGGTCTTGACGCTCTGGCATCTAACGCCGGGTCTACGGACAACTTCACCCGTCTGCGCCCAATGGAAGTTGAAGGCAAAGAAGTCCTTGCCTACCGTGGCATCCCAATTCGCGAGACGGACGCCCTCATCAACACTGAAGCCCGTATCGTTTAATCGGGAAATGAAAGGAACAAAACCATGATTTTCAGTGAACAACTCAAGTTTTCCACCAATCAAGACTTGTCTCAGACGGTGGCGACTTATCCCTCTACCAACATCATCGACACCGGCGCACCGGGCACCGTTTACGGCGCTGCGGCTGCGTTGGTTCGCAATGTTGGCAAGGGCAACCCTGTACCGATTCTGGTTCAGGTAACCGAAACCTTCGTCTGGGGGTGCTGCTACGTTGCAGTTCCAGATCGAAACCGATACCGACTCCGGCTTTGCAACTGCAAACAAGGTCATCGCTGAAAGCCAGGTCTATGCACTGGCTGATTTGGTGGCTGGCTTGCAGTTCGGCGTCCAGGTATTGCCCACTGATTGTTCTCGCTATCTGCGCGTGAACTACATCATCGCGGGTGCTACCACGACTGCCGGGACTTGCACCGCTGGTATCACGATGGGCAACCAAAACAACGATAACCAGGGTTAAGGAGACTTGACAATGGAAGTCGTTGCAGTTGCAAAGGGCTATTATGGCGGAGCAATCCGCGAGCCCGGCGACAAGTTTGTTCTCTCTGATAAGGGGGACTTTTCCAGGCGTTGGATGGAATGGGCTTCTAAAAAAGCGCCCGAACCAGAAGAAGTGCCAGACGGCTATCACACCGCCCACAAGGGCGGCGGGTACTGGGATGTTCTCGGCCCCGACGGTAAAATCGTCGAAGGCGGGGACAGCTTGAGAAAAGCAGAAGCAGAAGCACTGGTCGTTGAACTGACCAATGAAACTGCTGAAGAATAGGATCGGTGGGGCTTCGGCCCCACCCTTTCTTATAAAGGAATTTTAGATGGTAAACCTGAAACTAAGCCGTCGAGAGCGTGAAGTTCAGACGATGGTCGATGAGGATGAGCAGAAGGATGCGTACCCCTGGGGCTTGAAAATCCATCTCGAAGAAGAAGAGTTGGACAAGCTCGGTATCGGCCTGAAACAGGTTGGGCAGGAATGCGAGTTCACCATTGCGGCGGTTGTAACAAACGTGTCCAGGGAGCCGGGTGAAGTTGGCGGCGAACGCAAAATGTCATTTCAGATCACCGACATGGAGGTCTTGAATGGTCAAGAGCCATCGGCTGCTGACCGGCTTTACAAAACAATGTACGAAGAGGGATAATCGGCAATGGCTGTTTCCAAGGCGGCAATCTGCAATATGGCACTTGCCCATATCAAGCAGACGAAGACGACTATCGCGAATCTTGACACTGATACAGGCAACACGGCTGACCAGTGCAGGATTCATTACGATGTCGCGCGTCGGTTCGCCTTGGCCGATCATAACTGGAACTTCGCCACAAAGCGTGTAACCCTGGCAGACGTAGGCTCCCCCCCGGCAACGTACACCTATCGCTACGACTACCCGTCGGATTGCCTCAAGGTGCAGGAGATACAGCGCCTCACCAAGGCCGATGTCCCCGTGCCTTACCTGATTGAGGCAGTTGAAGACGGGTCGAAGCTGTCGATTCTAACTGATATGGCTACTGCCATCGGCGTCTATACCTGGGACGTGGAAAATGTCGCGCTGTTCTCACCGAGTTTCGTAACTGCCTTGAGTTGGTTACTGGCTAGTGATCTGGCTCCTGCACTTTCCGGCTCTGAAAAAGTCCAGGAGTCGTCGTTGACGGTTTACCGGAACTACATCGCCGCCGCCCACGCCGCCGATAGTTCTGAGGGCAAGGCCGACGATGAGTTGACCGCTTCCTGGGAAAGGGCGCGTATCTAATGCCACAGGACAGGGTTCAAAATTCATTTGGAGGCGGCGTTCTTTCGCCTGCGGCATTTGCTCGCTTTGATCTTCAGAAGTTCGGGACCGCCGTCAAGACGGCTGACAACTTCTTTGTTCATGCAGAGGGCGGGATTTCCAATCGTGCAGGACTCCAGTTCATTAAGGAGACCAAGGATTCGTCGAAAGTTTCCCGCGCGATTACATTTGAGTTCAACGAGGAACAGGCATACGCCCTTGAATTTGGCGAATACTATATGCGCCCCTATACCGACGACGGCGCAATCCTTGAATCGACCACGACAATCACAGGCGCTACTCAGGCCAATCCAGTAGTGGTTAGCGATACCGGCCACCCGTATCTTGACGGTGAACAGATTTACATTACCGGCGTCGTCGGAATGACAGAGTTGAACGGTAAATATTACACAATTGCCAACAAGACCGCGAATACATACGAGCTATCGGGCGTTGACGGCACGTCGTACACCGCCTATTCCAGCGCGGTACATCGGCAAGGGTCTTCACCCTGACCACCCCTTACGCTGCGGCTGACCTCGCCCTGTTGAAGTTTCGCCAAAGCAACGATGTCATGCACCTGACGCACCGCTCTTATGCCCCTCAGAAGCTATCAAGGACGGGTGCCGCCGCCTGGACAATAGAAGAGGTCGCATTTGAGCCAGAGCACCCGTTTCCGACAGGATTCACCGTCACCGCGAATACAGCCGGAGCCGTGACAGTCCGTTATCGTGTTACAGCCATTGACGAGGAGACAGCCGAAGAAAGCCTTGTCGGGCTGAATGCGACCTCTGAAACGATAACCGGAGCCACTGCTGCAAATCCGGTTGTGCTGACGATCACGGGCCACCCTTACGCTGATGGTGACGAAATCCATGTAGATAGCGTGGTCGGAATGGTCGAGTTGAATGATCGACGCTTTGTTGTGGCGAATCAGGCCGCTAACACTATTGAACTTAAAGGCGAGGACGGCACCAGCTACACCGCCTATTCTTCAGGCGGTAACTCCACCCGTACCTTCGTCGAGATAGCCAACGGAGCAGTTACCGCCGACAACACCATAGCCATTTCCCCGGAGGTCGCAGGAACAGGCACTTACAAGATATACAAGGAAGACAACGGGCTTTATGGGCTTATCGGTTCAACAGAGACTTTGGAGTTTACCGACGACAACATTGAAGCCGATCTAACAGACGGTGCGCCAAAATGGCGGCAACCTTTCGCAGTGTCCGGGGACTACCCAGGCTGTACGGCCTTGCATGAGCAACGCTCTGTCTGGGGCAATACGACTGACGATCCCCTGAAGACGTGGTTAAGCCAGACCTCTCAATTCTACAATATGAACGTCTCGTCTCCGACCCGTGAAACAGACGCCGTTACTCTCCGCCTGGTTACTGGTCAAGGCAATGAAATCCGGCACTTCCGTTCTTTCCAGGAGCGCTTGTTTGCCTTCACTTCCGGCGTTGTTTGGACTATCAAGCCCGGTGGCGACCTGGACGCAATAACCCAGAGTTCCAAGAAGGTAGGTGTTGAAGAGTACCTGGCCTGTACCGATACCCCGCCCCTGACCATCAAAAGCAACATTCTCATGGTGGCCGGTAAACAGTCCCAGGGCTTTGAAGTTCATTCCCTTGGATACAGGCTCGAAACAGACCTGTACGCGGGATCGGACCTGACCATCCTGGCGCGGCACCTGTTTGAGGACTACACAATTAGTGAGTGGGCCTATGCCGAACGCCCTC